GAAGCCGCACGAGAACGTGAAATTATGAAATTGAGGAATCAACCATGAGTGGATCAGTGAAGATACACGGCGCTCCCAGTAAGGAGCCGCCGAAGCCGGTTGCTAAAGCAGTGTTCAAGGATCAGGGCAGTATTCCCTATCCGAACCCGAAAACTATTAAAACGCCAAAAGCAGATAAAGCAACCATTACTAAGGGAACGGCACGAGGAATGGGTGCTGCGCTACGTGGTGGAAAGTTTCGTATTGCCTAAAGCGTCATGGACGAGGGCATTGAAGCTTTAGTCGAAATAAAGGCCCATCAAAGGGAATGTACCATTCGTTACGAGAATATCGAGCGACGGTTAGACGAAGGCAGTGCTAAATTCAAAAAGCTAGAAATGCTTTTATGGGGCGTTTATCCCTTTATTGTAGCGACTATCGTGGCAGCTAAGTTTTTATGAGCGAAGAAGTCACCAAGAAAAAGATAGAGATTGAAGTCGAAGTGGGTACTACCACGGTTGAGCGGGGTATTAACCCGTATCAAAAGTGGATACACCTTGCCAGAGCTATTGATTCCTGGCGTATTTTTCCCAGGGTTTTCATCACTACCTACATCGTACTTCTGTACAAGGTGGTCGTTTGGTATATGGATTTAGGTGAGCCCTCCCTAGAGCAGAGCGGATTAGTTTCCGTGGTCGTCGGGGCAGGAGCAGCTTGGTTTGGTCTATACGCAGGCACCAGCAATGCTTCCAAGGCATTCAAGGGCGAATCTAATGAATGAAGCTTTTGGCCTCATTAGTGATGTTGGATTTCCTATCGCGGTTGCTTTAATCGGCGGATTCTTCATGTTTACGACCATCCGGTATATTTTGATTAGCGTTGTTGGTCAGGTGGACGGACTGCACGGCATCATCATGGGCTTAGATAATCGGGTCAAAGTAATGAATCACGACATGATTCGGATGGACGCAACTATGTGCGCCGTACTTGGTATTCGTCCTGACTTGGATCGGATAGCTCGGGCAAATGGAAAAGAAGATGCGCGCCGGGACTAATGGACATCGGCCAGCTTATTGCAGATTTTGGCTTCCCTGTGGTTGCTACGGTGGGACTGCTTTATACGATCTATTATATTTGGCAGTACATCACCACCAACATCAGCCAGAAGCTAGATGAGGCGCATGTTGTACTAATTGGGCTAATAGATCGCATTCGAATGTTGGACAATGACATTATCCGGTTACAACAAAAGCTGGATACGGTGATTGAACTTAGGGAGGCCCAGCAAAGGGATGCTGAAGAAGCCCCAGATAACTAAGCGGCTACCCGACATTATTTTTGTCGGTGCCCTGTACTTTTTGATTTTCGGAACAACGCAACCCATTTGGCCTTCCGAGTTGGTTCACGAATTTGGCAATCCTAGCTTCAGCGGGATTAACCAATCAGCGCACTACTTAACCATTGACGAACAGGAGAGGACTCGTGCCGAGAAAAGAGCGCAGGATATTCAGGACAAACTCGATGAAGAAGCTAGGGAAGCGGATAATACGGTACTTGCGCGATTCGTTAGAAACCTCGAATCTCGGATTTACTCCACTTTGGCAAAAGACCTCAGTGAATCACTGTTCAACTATGATGGAGTTCCAACAAGCGAGAATCCCATTGTTGGAGAGATCAACCTTGAGGGAAACGTCCTTCGCTGGGTTAATAATGGCACAACCATCACCCTTACCGTTGAGGAATGGTTCGATGGTGTGCTCGTATCCACCACAGAAATCGTCATCCCGGTAGGTGATTTCGGTGGATGTTGGACTGAGTGTGATGGTAACGGCTAGTGAAAGTAGCTCTATTCCTTGTTGGCGCTTTATTTCTTAACGGCTGCGCTGGTCTAGTCGGCGCTGGGTCAGGTATAGCTTTAGAACCCAAGGGGCCAGAGATTGTTCCGAGTGCCGCGCATCAACTTCTTAACTTACCGAACCCTCTCTCGAAAGCCGTTGTTGCCGTCTACAGCTTCACCGACAAAACGGGACAGCGTAAAGCCTTAGACAACATAGCCAGTTTCAGTACCGCCGTCACCCAAGGGGGTGATGACATTCTGATCGAAGCCCTGCGAGATGCAGGCCGGGGTAATTGGTTTGTGGTGGTAGAGCGAGCGGGCTTGGACGGGCTTACGAGAGAACGCCAGCTTATTAAGAACACGCGGGATATGTATGAGGGGGAAGGAGCGAACAAGCTCAAGCCGTTGCTCTATGCCGGTCTGATTTTAGAAGGCGGAATTATTGCTTTTGACACAAACCTAAGAACGGGCGGCTCCGGGGCACGGTACTTGGGTATTGGAATAAAGCACCAGTACCGGGAAGATAAAGTCACCGTGGTATTACGTGCAATTCTTGTGCAAACGGGAGAAGTTTTGTTAAACGTAACCTCGACAAAAACGATATTATCTACCGGCGGCGGTACGGATTTGTTTAGATTTTATGAACTGGGAACACAATTAGTCGAAGCAGAAAGCGGTAGTACGGAAAACGAGGCGGTCAATCACGCAGTACGCGCAGCTATTGAGGCTGCCGTTTATGGACTGGTCATCGAAGGACTTGAACAACAAGTCTGGGACTTCGACTATGAGACATTGACGGAGGAAAGCGATGAAGAGGCTTCTTAGCGCACTGCTGGTGGTGCTTCCACTGACTTCTTTTGCTGGAAACAACGACATTTACCTGACCCAGACGGGGACAGGTTTGACCCTTACCATTGACCAGATCGGTGCCACAAACAAGGTGGGTACGTCTCAAGCTAGAGTCACGTTGAGCGGTACATCCATGACGGTTGACCTAGATCAGATCGGTGATACCAACACTTTTGCGGCGACCGTTGCGCAGGGTAATAGCAGTTCGTGGACCTACAAAGCCACAGGTGATAGCAATACAGCGGCGATTACAGTAGGTGGTACAGGCGATTCCGCATCGACGGACTTCGACTTCGAGGCAACTGGAGATTCCAACGTATTGACCTTCACGCAGGGTGATTCCGCTACAGCCACGAGTGGTAATCAGGACTTCGTGGTCACAGGCACGTCGAACAACATCAACGCCAAATGCAACGTGGTTGGCTGTATCAATAGTTGGACAGTGAGCGGCAACAGTAATGACATCGATACGGTGCAAAGCGGCAGACAGGACCATGACATTACGGTCGTCTTGACGGGTAGCAGCAACGATGTGGATGTGGATCAGACGGATACTGCGTCTACGAATGTTGCCAACATCATCTCGACCACCACCACGGGAACCATCAACATTGACCAATGCGCTTCTGGCTGCTGATACTAGCGGGCTGGGCAAATGCCCTTGAAATAGGGGCCATTTCTGAGCTGCGCGGGAATGGGGAGGTGGTGCGTCAAGGAAGTACGGACAAGCTCCTTGCGGAAATGGCTCTGGATATTTTTAGTTACGACGATGTGCGTACTGGTAACGGGCGCATTGCTATTGAGTTCCTTGATTCTTCTGTCGTTCATTTAACAGAACATAGCAAGATCGTCATCGACGATTTTATATACGACCCGGACCCGAATAAATCCAAGCTCGTCCTCAACATGGCGTCGGGAACTGCTCGTTTCATTACGGGGCGGTTAGCTGGGATCAAGAAAGAAAATATCTTTATCCGTACACCCAGCGCCACGATAGGAATTAGAGGCACTGACTTCACTACAACGGTAGATGAGCTGGGGCGCAGCTTAATTATTCTATTGCCAGATGCCCTGGGAAATTCGTCGGGCGAAATCTCGGTGACGACGTGGAGCGGTACGGAGATTCTGAATAAGCCCTTTCAGGCGACCATGGTCAGTACGTTTGAATCCCGGCCCACCAAGGCCGTGGTGCTAGGCAACCTGACATTGGGGCTGATCGACAATATGCTCATCGTCAACAAGCCTCCCGCTATTGTGGAGGCTGAAGCCGAGCAGCGTGGTGAAACCACTAGCGATCTGGATCGGGATTTCTTCGAGGACGCACCCGACTTAGATAAAGATTTCCTTGAGGAAGAGGAAGAGATTAGCCGTCTGGACATCGACCTTTTGAGCTTTGATTTCTTGGTGGATTTGCTGGCGATGATGGATACGAGGGCTAAGAAGAAAACGGAGGCGGGTGGGGAGCTGGACGGGATAGAACTCACGGGGATCATCCCCGGCTTTGACCCAGAACTACAGGTCTACACTTTCGTAGAAGGGTCGTATTTGTATTTTTTCCACCAGGGTACGAACACGTTTGATATAGCAGTGGATAAGTACGCGGCGACATATCTCAATGTGAACAGTGTCGAGACAGTCATGGAGGTAGAGGTCAATGGTGCGGGCGACAATACTATTATTATTTTTCAGTCTCCATAGCCTAGCTGGTGACAATCTCATAACGATCCAGACGCAGGGGACAGGCACGACTATCACAGCCAAACAAGTAGGATCTAGCAATACGACGGGAATCTACTGCGGGCTAGGCAGCTTCGATAACACGCTGATAGGAACGCACACCTGCGATGGGGCGACGATCACCGTAAATGTGACTGGCGATTCCAATGTGGCTTACGCACAGTCGGTGTGGTCCAACCACGATGGGCAAAGCTGGATCACTACGGTGACAGGTAACAGCAACTACTCAGTGATTGACATGGATGAGGACGACAGTACCTCCACCATTATTCAGGACGGAGACGACCACCAGGCTTGGATTCTAGGGTCCGGCGACGACAACGTGTACAAGATTGAGCAGGATGGCGAGAGCCATTACGGAAAAATCATCTCGTTTGCCGATGACTCAGACATCTGGATCACACAAGAGGGAAGCGGGGACCATAACGCCTACGTTTATAACTCTGGCAGCGGTCATCGCAACAGTACTCGCTTGATCCAGAAGGGATCGGGCAACAAAGATGCCGACGTGTTCTGGTACGGAGCTGATGACGGCGAGCTAACTCTAACGCAGCAAGGCAATGGCTCGCACACCAGCAACATGAAGTTTTATACCGACGACTACGATGTGACCGTGGTGCAGAAGGGCACAACGAACAAGTCTTATAGCGCCACCTTTAACTGCAGTAGCAACTGCAATAAGACCATCACGATTATGCAAGAGAACTAAGGTTTCACGTGAAACATGCACTTATTGTCCTGGGCATTTTCCTTTTTCTTAGGGTTCTGGACCCGTGGCCCGTGGAAACCGTACGACTCAAAGCGTTCGATGCGCTGTTTTCTCTTGGGGATTCCGTAACGAGCGAATATTTGGCGATCTATGACATTGACGAGGACGCTTTAGCCGAGAAAGGCCAGTGGCCGTGGCCGCGCCAGGATTTAGCAAAGCTTAGTGACGAACTTTTAGACGCTGGCGCAGCAGCCGTGGTCTACACCGTACTGTTTCCGGAAGCGGATCGTTTTGGTGGGGACGCGGAGTTTGCTGAAAGTATGCAGCGAATACCTACTTTTTTGTCGGCAGCGGCCACAACGGACACTACACGGCAGGAAGGTTGGCATATTGGCGTAGCCACGATGGGTCCCGTCTTAGACCAGGCGCTGGAATATCCGGGAATTTTGCCTAATGTGCAGATACTCCAAGATTCGGCAGCGGGAACGGGCATTGTTAATACGGCACCCGAGGTGGACGGGCTCGTGCGTCGTGTACCGATGCTGGTACGCGTGGGCGAAGCTTTGTATCCGGCTCTTGGCTTAGACGTTTTACGCGGACTTGCGGGCGATCCTAGCTATCAAGCGAAAGCTGGAGAAGCTGGAATCCAGGCGGTTCGTGTACCAAGCTTCAAAACGGTACAGACAGACGGCGTAGGCCGCGTCTGGATCAACTGGAATACGGAAATTCCGACTGAAGTGGGGGGCCGAGTGGTACTTGTTGGTGTTACAGCAGCAGGAATTACGCCAATGGTGCCCACACCCAAGGGTTTGATGTACCCACACCGTATTCAGGGGGCTCTTTTCGAGACTTTACTGCAAGGAACTGCCCCGATTCGCCCCGATTGGTCGCTTGCAGCGGAAATTTTGGTGATTTTGGTGCTAGGAATTGTTGTCGCGCTGTTTTCCCAACGATTTCCGGTCCCGTTGGTTTCGATAACGGTACTTGGCCTGTCTGCCGCTACGGCAGGTGCGTCGGTACTCGCTTATACACGGTTTAATTTCTTAATTGACGCAGCCCTTCCCGTTTTAACGTTGTTGAGCGTCGGTGCAACCGGCATTGCACAACGCATGGTCGCGGAATACCGCCTAAAACTCCAAATTCGAGGGCAGTTTGGGACGTATGTTTCGCCAGACCTGGTAAAGCAGCTTGAAAATGATCCTTCCTTGCTTCGTTTGGGCGGGGAAACAAAAACAATGACCTTTTTGTTCTGCGATATTGTAGGATTCACACCTATATCGGAAAAACTTCAGGAAGATCCGCAAAAATTAGTCGGACTTATCAATAGGTTGCTTACTCAACTTACCGATTGTGTGCTGAAACATGGTGGGACTGTGGATAAGTTCATGGGCGACTGCATTATGGCGTTTTGGGGGGCTCCTCTGGAATGCGAAGATCACGCCCAGCGCGCAATGCTCACGGCAAAGGATATGTTAGGACTGTTAGACGAACTCAATGCTCAATTAGATGAGGACGGGCTGCCTAATCTGCATGTTGGTGTAGGCATCAATACAGGCCCGTGTGTCGTAGGCAATATGGGCAGCGAAGCGCGCTTTGATTACAGCGTTCTCGGGGATGCCGTCAATACGGCAAGTCGTCTCGAAGGTCAGACACGAAATTATGACGATTGGATCTTAATTGGGGAAAATACGGCCAATACTGAGCGAGCGTGGGTTCGTTATGTTGATGCCATAAGCGTCAAGGGTAAAAGTGAGCCCCTGCATGTTTATACCCTGAAAGACGAGATAGCAGATGTGGCAAATTAGTGCTGTTTTAGGTGTAGCCCTTCTCGTTACGGGCGGCGCATTCAAGCTTTATTACGATAAGTCGCAGGCTGAAAAAGAAGCTATGGCTGTGCAGCTACAGCAAGCCATGAATAACCAGTTGTTATTAGAAAACACAATTAAAGATCAAAACGCGCAGATGGAGGCGCAATTAGCGCGAGAACAGGAAACGCAAGTACGAATCAAAGAACTTAGCGAAGCGAATACACGGGCCCAGGAAGAAGTAACCGATTTACGGGGAAAGTTCGCACGGCACGATCTAAATATGCTGTCCATGGCGAAGCCGGGACTTTTGGAAAAAATGGTGAATCGTGGGACTGCACGGGTTTTTCAGGATTTGAAAAACATAACAGACCCTGCTCAATTTGATGAAAAACCTACTTCTACCGACACTGCTGATCCTTCTTAGCGGCTGTTCCCTTCTAGGAACTTCGCGCTTTACGCCGCCCGAAGTAAAGCCCGTGGAAGTCGTCACCATTCAAAAGCGCCCGCCGATGTATCACCCACCGCTTCCAGCAGAAATAACGGGTGTTCCGGTGGAGTGGAAGATTTTGACGCCAACTACCATGGAAGAGTATTTAGCGGATTTGAAAGAAGGGGAAGCCCCTGTTACTGCGTGGTATTCGTTAACCACTAAAGGCTATGAAAATTTATCTACTAATATGGCTGAAATCAAACGGTATTTAAGACAGGTTTTAAGCATTGTCGAATATTATCGAGAGCTAGAGGAAGAAGAACAAGATGAGTGATTTGTTTTACTACAGCGCCACGCTGGTACGTGTAATTGATGGAGACACCATTGATGTAGACATCGATCTGGGGTTCTCCGTTTGGCTGCACAAGCAGCGTATTCGATTAGCGGGAATTGATACGCCAGAGTCACGTACTCGGAACAAGGAAGAAAAAGTATTGGGACTAGCAGCAAAGGAACGGTTGAAAGAGCTTTGCGGCCAAAAATTAGCTATCCAGTCGCTAGGTCGAGGAAAATATGGACGTATTTTAGGAATCCCGCACACGGAAGAAGGTAAAGATATTTGTCAGATATTAGTCACAGAAGGTCATGCCAGAGAATACTGGGGTGGTACGAAACAACCTTGGACATAGGAGAAAAACATGGGACTTAGAACTTGGTTCAAACGCACCTTTCTAAATGTGGAAGAGGTGCCGACACGGGCACGTGACGAAGACGGTCGTTTTGTCGCAGATGATCCGACCACAGTAGAAGATGAGGCGTGGACGACGAAAGATGTTTCTGCCACCAACGACAAAGCCTCTGTCGAAAAGGAAGAGAAAGCAATTAAACCGGCGGCGGCTGCACCAAAAAAGGACGTTACGCTAGAAAGATGAAGGATAATTTTGCGCCAAGCCTTGATATGCTTTTAAAGCACGAGGGGGGCTATGTTAATCACCCCGAAGATCCCGGAGGTCGTACTAACTACGGTATCACGCAGCGTGTTTATGAGAAATTTCTTGGTCGAGAGGTTACGGAGCAAGAAATGAAAGAAATCCCTCTTGACGACGTACGCGCCATTTATAAAGACAATTATTGGGATCGCGTTCGTGGGGACGATTTGCCTTCTGGGATTGATTTTTGTGTTTTTGATTGGGCGGTGAATGCAGGAACGAGTCGTGCTAGTAAAGCGTTGCAGCAGGTGGTTAACGTTCCGGATGATGGGATTATCGGATCGCAGACGGTTGCTACTGTGTGCGAGCAGGAGGACTTCGCCGGAATAGTCGAGCAGATTGCAATGAAGCGAGAATCTTTTTATCGCGGCTTAGGGACGTTTGATACTTTTGGACGGGGCTGGCTACGTCGAAACGATGAAACACGGGATGCGGCGCTCCGCATGATTGCGGAGGATGTATAAGAACTGGTAAGAGTTTATTCGAGAAGGTAGGATGCGTCCCTGATGGATGAAATTGATGTTGTGCAGTTCGTGCAAAAAACTATCCGGGAACGGCGTACCTTGGTTCTTGGTGTTTTAGAGAATAAGGGCGTAAAAAGCATGGAGCAGTATCAGCACCTCATGGGTGAGCTAGACGCTCTACAACACATTAATGAAGAGCTTTCCGATATGTTGGAAAGACAGGAGATTTTGGATGGCTGAAGTGGAGAAAGTGGAGAAAGACCCCAAGGCTCTTGAAGATTGTTATATAGAGGAAAAGGAGCGCGTCTTAGATCCGAGCCTAATTGGGGCTTCTTTAATATCCCGCTTGCCGCAGCCTACGGGCTGGCGAATCCTTATTCTTCCGTACCGTCCGCCGCCTACTACGAAGGCCGGTATTTTCATTCCCGATAAAGCTATAGACGACACGCAGATTCAAACCGTTGTGGGCTATGTTCTAAAAATGGGTTCACAGGCGTATAAAGATACGCAACGATTTCCAAACGGACCTTGGTGCCAAGAAAAGCAGTGGGTTGTTTTCGCACGTTATTCCGGTTCACGCCTGAAATTGAACGAAGAAGACGGCGCTGCTTTTGGCAACGAGGTGCGTATCCTAAATGACGATGAGATTTTAGGTACGATTCTTGATCCAAATGACATTATTCACATCTAACGGGACTCAAAATGGCTGAAGCAGACCTACCCGCACACCAGGCCGAAGACAACCAGGTTCCTTTCGAATCTGTAGAAGAGGCACAAGAAGTTATCGTAGAAGACGGGCCTACGACACAAACTACCGAACAGGTGGTTACGGACGAACACGATGAATACAGTGAGAAGGTTCAGCGTCGAATCAATCAGCTCACTAAGCGTATTAAAGATACCGAACGAGAGCGCGACGAAGCTACACGTTATGCTCAAGTGATTCAGCAGGAATCGAATCAAATCAAAGGTCGTATGCAGACCTTGGATGAAAGCTATTTAAGCGAGTATGGCGGACGTATTTCAGTCGAACAAAAGCAAGCACAGGATGAACTCAAGCGTTCGACGGACATAGGCGACACGGAAGGCATGGTCGCGGCCCAGCAAAAAATGTCTCAATTAGCTGTTGCTGCGGATCGTTATCATCAAGCGAAAGCAACGCAAGAAAGACAAGCGACCGAAGTACCTGCACCACAAGCAGCGGCCCCACAGGCGGCCCCACAGGCGGCTCCTAGCCCCCCAGCAGCACCTGACCCTAAAGCGGAGGACTGGGCCGAACGTAATCCGTGGTTTGGCGCAGACAATGAAGAGGAACGAACTTTTGCTGCTTTTGGAATACATAAGCGTCTGGTTGAAACGGAGGGATTTGACCCACAATCAGATGGTTACTATGATGAGCTGGATAAACGGATGCGTAATGCGTTTCCGCATATGTTCGAAACGAACAAAACGACTACTAGCAACCGACCCGCTCAGACTGTTGCTGGGGTAAGTCGAAGTACAGGAACTGGGCGTAAAAGGGTTCGACTCACCCCGAGCCAAGTGACAATCGCTAAAAAATTGGGTGTGCCACTTGAAGAATATGCAAAATACGTGAAGGACTAAGTACATGGCAGATACAGACTCTTTGACTGAAGAGGCGAACGCTGACAATGTGCGAGCGCCTCGCGCAAACACTACCAGGGAAGCGACTCAAGCTCGCCGCCCTTGGCAACCCCCGTCAAAATTAGATGCACCTCCTGCGCCGGACGGTTTTAAGCATCGCTGGATTCGTTGCGAAACGCGTGGGTATGACGACTCACAAAATGTTTCTGCACGTTTACGCGAAGGCTACGAACTCGTTCGCAAAGACGAATACCCGGATTTTGAAAGTCCGGTTATGGGTTCAGGAAAATATGAAGGTGTTTTTGGCGTCGGCGGCCTTCTTCTCGCACGTATACCGGATGAAACAGTTGCTGAAAGAACGGCGTACTTTGAAAAAAGGAACGCGGATCTCCAAGAAGCTGTGGATCACGATTTATTGCGAGAAAATGCACATTCCACCATGGTGATCGGTAAACCCGAGCGCCAATCACGTGTAACTTTTGGTAGTCGTCAGAAAAGTGATTAATCGTTACTTTTTTTCGAACTACTAGGGAGAAAACTCTATGGCAAATCAAGAAACTGCCTATGGTCTTCGTCCTATTGGATTGGTTGGTAGTGCAGCAAATTCTACGGGTGTCACTCAGTATGAAATTGCTTCTGACAACACTAATGTCATTTACCACGGCGAAATCGTCGTTCCGCTGGCGGCAGGGGTCATTGACCAAGCTGCTGATACGGCTGGCGGAACCACGGCAGCGCTAGGGGTATTAATTGGCATTGAGTTTGTTGACTCAGGAACCAAAAAAACCACTTTCAGGAACTATTGGCCGGGATCGAGCAGCGTTAGCGTTGATACGAACTTTCCGGTAAAAGCTCTTGTAGCGGACAATCCAATGCAGCTTTTTCAAGTTGCGACAGATGCCAGCATTACAAGTAGAGCCACGGCTGTAACGGCTATTTTTGCTAATGCGACTCTGGGGACTTCGGCTAGATCAGGTTCTACTAACACGGGACAGTCATCTTCGGCACTTAGTGTGTCTGCAATTGCTACCACAGCAACTCTTGGCCTGAAAATCGTAGGAATCGTCGATGACGATGCCAACTCTGATTTTTCGGCGGCGGGTATACCGCTTGTGGTGCGATTGAATGCTCACTATAACTCGCCGAATGCTCGTTTCGATTCACAAACTACTGCCACAACTACTGGCATTTAGGTAAGGGGATAATCAATGCCTATTACTCGCGCACAACTCGCGAAAGAGCTTGAACCCGGCCTCAATGCCTTGTTTGGGCTCGAATATGATCGTTATGACCGAGAATTCGAAGAAATCTTTGAATCCGAATCTTCAGACCGAGCGTTTGAAGAAGAAGTAATGCTGTCCGGCTTCGGCACTGCGCCGGTTAAAGCCGAGGGTAGCGCAATTTCCTTCGATGACGCGCAGGAGACTTATACTGCACGATATACGATGGAGACTATCGCTCTCGCCTTCAGTATTACCGAAGAGGCTATCGAGGATAATCTTTATGATCGGTTGGCTTCACGCTATACCAAGGCGTTGGCACGATCCATGTCACAAACCAAGCAGATCAGGGGAGCAACGATCCTGAACAATGCGTTTTCCACCAGCTATCCAATAGGTGATGGTGCGGCGCTTTGTTCCTCGGCTCATCCCTCTCTGAGTGGTAACCAGCGTAATCAGCTTTCTACTGCTGCAGACCTCAATGAGACTGCACTGGAACAAATGTTGATTGATGTTGCTGGTTTGACAGACGAGCGTGGTCTGAAGGTTGCAGTTCGCGGTATGAAATTGCTCATACCTAAAGAGCTGCAATTCATTGCAGAACGGGTTCTTAACTCCAATCTTCGTCCTGGCACTGCGGACAATGACACGAACGCAGTGAAATCAATGGGTATGGTTCCCGATGGGGCAGTGGTCAACCACTTCCTCACGGACACTGATGCCTATTTTATCAAGACGGATGCACCGAATGGCTTCAAGCTGTTCAACCGGACGCCGGTTAAAACGGCGATGGAAGGCGACTTCGACACGGGCAATATGAGATTTAAAGCTCGTGAGCGATACGCTTTTGGTGTATCGGATTGGCGTTGTGTCTTTGGTACTGCGGGGGCTGCATAAGCCACTGAAGCTTCCATTGAAGCAACTTAATGGGAAGGGCGGCATTGCCGCCCTTTTCTTTTTCCGTTATATTTTTACTTCTGGGAAAAACAGCCCTAGCGACTGACCCAGCAGACGCTTACGAAGACTCTAGGGCAAACCCTTTCGTAAGGAGGTAATGAAGTGGCTCAGACTACTTTTGCAGGTCCGGTTCGATCTCTTGCAGGATTCATTAATGCGGGTTCAACGGGTGTCGTTAGTCTAACGGCTGATACGACTTTGACCGTTGCATCTCACGCAGGAAGACTACTGCTAACCAATGACGCCGATGGCAAATTTACGTTGCCCTCGATTGTCGTTACAACGCCAGGTGATCCGACAGATCCTGGTCAACTTAACAATTTGGGTGCGACATTCACTTTCCTGGTGATTACAGCCGCCACGGATATGGACATTTTGACCGATGGAACTGACAAGTTCGTCGGCGGTCTGTATCTGGGTAAAAGTGATGCAGCAGGCAAGACCTTTATGTCTGGAGCATCTAATGACGTTATCACGATGAATGGTTCTACTACGGGCGGTATTGTTGGCACGGTAGTCACGTGTTACGCGGCAGCCAGTGCAAAATACGTTGTTAGTGGGATCGCGCTTGCTTCAGGTACGGTCGCTACCCCATTTGCTGACGCATAAAGGAGGTAGCTCATGGCCGGTTCTGATGTAAAAGCCTATAACTGGGCACAAGGGACGACCGCAGCTATTGTGGGTCCGGCTCGTTCGCGTGTCCGACAGGTCGTGATTTATGCGGACGCCGCCGGAGCGTTTACGTTCAAAGACGGCGGCTCCGGAGGCGCGACTATTTTGACGCAAACCTTTCCTACAGGGATACATCATTTGAATATTCCGGGGGATGGTGTGTTAGCGACAGATGGGGTCTACGTGAGCGCCTTTACAGGAAGTAGCAATCAACTGACTATTTTCTTGTCATAGGAGAAAAACGATGCCAAAAGTAGGAGATAAGCATTACCCCTACACTGCTAAAGGCAAAGCCGCTGCAAAAGCAGCGGCCAAGCGTAAGGGCGTCAAAGTCACCCACGGCAAAGGCTATATGGGCGGCGGGGCCGTTCATAGAGCTAAGGGCTACATGGGAGGAGGGGGCGTTCATAAATGTGCTGTGCATTTAGGGAACGGCGCTCCCCGAAAGCGCCGCTAAATGGCAACTTCCGGTTCGACTAATTTTGAACCTGATGTAGCCGAATACGTCGAAGAAGCCTTTGAGCGTTGCGGCCTAGAAGTTCGTACAGGTTACGATCTTAAAACCGCGCGGCGGTCGATAAATTTGATGCTGGCGGATTGGGCCAATCGCGGCCTGAACCAGTGGACGATTGAAGAAACTTCGATCACGTTAGCTACGGATATTGGGGACTACCCCGGCGGCACCTTGACTATGACGGTGGCGGCTTCGGGAAGTTTTTCTGTGTCTGAAACTATTACAGGATCGAGTAGTGCGGCTACTGCCTCCATTACGAGTTTGCCGTCAGCCACGTCGATGGCAATTACGATTCCTTCGGGAACGTTTACTAGCGGAGAAACCCTTACGGGGGCCACTAGCGCGGCGACTACTACACTATCGGCAGCCGTAGATTTTTCAAGCGTGCGAAACACCGTAGACTTTTTGTCGGCGGTTGTTACACGCGATGAAACTGACTACGGCATTGGCCGCTTGAGCCGTGATGAATTTCTCAATATCCCGAAGAAGACGCAAAGTGGGCGACCTTCCCAGTTCTTTTTGGATCGGCAAATTACGCCGGTTCTTAGAGTTTGGCCGGTACCCGATAAAAGTACGGACATTGTTAAGTTTAATCGGTTAGTTCGAATGGATGATGCGGATGGCTACACTAATACGATGAGTGTGCCGTTTCGGTTTTATCCGTGCTTTACAGCAGGGTTGGCGTATTACCTTTCGATCAAACGAGCGCCGGAGAGATTGACGTTGTTAAAGGCAATGTACGAAGAAGAGCTGATTCGTGCGATGACAGAAGATCGAGATAAAGCCTCTTTCAGCATCTCCCCTGGTCTTAGTTACGGGAGAATTTAGTGGCTAAGTATGCGCTTGGAAAAAAGGCGTTAGGCATTTCAGACCGTTCCGGCTTTCAGTATCTATTGAATGATATGAAGAAGGAGTGGACTGGCGCACTGGTTGGTCCCGATGAGTGGGAAGCCAAACAGCCCCAACTTCGTATACGTCGTACTCTGTCCGAAGCGCAAGCATTAAAGAACGCACGTCCCGATAAACCGGAAGCGTTGACCGTTGTTGTGGGTGTTCCGCTTGTGGAAGTGGCCTTTATCCCTGTGATTGGTATTGGACAAACGGGGCAGCTAACGGTTACGACAACATGAGTTTTACTTACGCAACGCTTAAAACGGCTATACAAGATTACACGGAGAACGATGAAACGACGTTCACCAATAATCTCAGTATTTTTGTAAAGAATGCGGAAGAGTTGATCTTAAAGAACGTTCAGCTAACAGAATTTCGCAAGAACACCACGGGTACGATGACTTCCTCCAACCAGTATTTGGGGTCGCCCACTGATTTTTTAGCACCGTTTTCTTTGTCTTTCACCTCCAGTAGCGTCAAAACGTTCCTGGAATTAAAAGACGTTAACTTTATCCAAACGTTTAATCCTAATTCCTCTACGACTGGCTCGCCTCGTTATTATGCGTTGTTCGATACGGATAATTTTTTGATAGGACCGACGCCGGATAGTAATTACGCCGTTGAACTTCATTATTATTATCGTCCCGCGAGCCTTACCGCCGCTGGGGATAGCGGTACTACCTGGTTAAGCACGAATGCTCCTGTCGCGCTTCTATACGGCTCTCTTATAGAAGCTTATACTTTTATGAAAGGCGAACCAGAGCTATTAATGGATTACCAAAAACGCTTTATGGAGTCTTTGTCGGGGCTTAAATCCTTTGGCGAAGCTAAAGAAGTTACGGACGGCTACCGCACTGGGCTCGTGCTTAGAGAGAAAACCTAATGTCTAGTTTAGAAGGCAAGCGTGTAGCTCTTTTGGGCCTTGGGCATAGCCAACTCGATTATCACCTATCGATTACGCACAGCGAAGAGTACGACGAGGTTTGGGCGATCAATTCCATGTGTGCGGTGGTTAAGCCAGATCGCGTCTTTATGATGGACCCCGCTTCGCGGTTCTTTGACAGCGATGATGCAGGTGGTCAAACAGAGGTGATGCGAAAGACGTTGCCCGTGCTGACCTGCCCTATCTATTCCTGTGAATTAGATGATCGAGTACCGTCGATTGCACTGTATCCATTAGAAGAGGTCGTTGAAGAATTAGGCTGTGGTTATTTCAACAACACCATTTCCTATGCCATCGCCTTTGCGTTGTGGAAGAAGGTTAAGCAGTTAAACGTCTTTGGGGCAGATTTTACTTACACGACGAACATGCACTTTGGTGAATTAGGACGTGCTTGCTGTGAATTCTGGTTGGCACGTTGTCTCGCGGCAGGAATGGATATTGCAATAGCACCGAGTTCTCCGCTCTTAGACACCAATGTTTCTGAGCAGAAGAAGTTATACGGCTATCATCGCCTAGAGAATCCTCCGGTGGTTTATTCGGATGGAAGTAACCTCAAGGTGACAAAATTCTCCAACATTGAGCAGGAAGAGGAAGTGGTGGTATCGATTCATGGTCGTGAGGACGATGTTAAACCAGCGAAACAAGCGGGCGTACAGCCCGTCGAGCCGACGAGTTACTGATGTTACAGGTTGATTTAGAAACGTCCGTAGGAAGTCTTGGGGTAGAAACCACGCACTATCGTGGGCATACCCCGGAAGAGTGGGCCAAGATGGCGGCGAATCGTATTGTGAGTATCAGCGATGAAGCCCCAGAACCAATTCGACAACAAGCACATACCTTTAAAGATTATCTTGAGGTGTTACTTGCAGACTATATGCAGAAGGCTGTTGAGAGTCATATCTGTACCGTATGTAATCTTCTTGAAAAACAAGGCCACCGTGATATGGCCGAAATTATTAGGAGGCTGTAATGGCAATCACACAGGCAATGTGTACGAGCTTCAAGAAAGAACTGATGGAAGCCAAGCACAATTTTTTACTCTCAGGGGGTAATACCTTTAATCTGGCGCTGTACACCAGTTCCGCCACGATGAGTGCTGCTACCACGGCGTATAGTACGGCCCAAGAAGCGACGGGAACGAATTACTCGGCTAAGGGTTCTTCCCTGACGCGGATAAATCCCACGACTTCTGGCACCACGGCGTTTACGGACTTTGCCGATTTAACTTTTGGGACGGCGACCGTTACCGCCAGGGGCTGCATGATCTTTAACGATTCTGCTTCTGGTGATCCGGCGGTTGCGGTTTTTGATTTTGGTGCCGACAAGACCAGTACAGCAGGTAGTTTTACGATCACTTTCCCCACGGCGGATGCCAGTAATGCGGTGATCCGCATAGCATAGGGTAACGTATGGCCCAAATCACTGGATGGGGCCGACTTACTTGGGGGGACGGTCCGTGGAACGCAGCAGTACCCGTAGAGATTACGGGAGTTGCTGGTACGGGCGCGGTTGGGACTTTAGTTGCCACCGGGATTGCCAATGTAGCAGTCACGGGGTTAGCTGGAACAGGGGCCGTTGGTACTCTTGCGGTATCGGCAGCAGCCAATGTTTCGGTTACGGGGCTGGCAGGCACAGGGTCTGTCGGCAGTTTAACAGCGACGGGAGTTGCTAATGTATCTCCGACAGGCGTGGCAGGAACAGGTGCAGTTGGCACCCTCACGGCTACGGGCATTGCTAACGTATCTCCGACAGGCGTGGCGGCAACTGGCGCTGTCGGAACGCCTGTTGCAACCGGCATTGCGAATGTTAGTCCTACTGGTGTCGCGGGTACTGGATCGGTTGGCTCAGTATCAGTCGAGGCAGCGTCCAATACGGCGGTCACGGGCCTTGCGGGTACTGGAGCGGTTGGTACCCTCCTGGCGGCAGGATTCGCGATCCACGGAGTCAGTGGACACGCCACCACGGTTTCCATCGGTGACGAAACTGTCACAGGCGATGCGAACGTTTATCCAACGACTGTTGTGGGCACGACGGCGCTTGGCTCCATCAGTACACGAACTCAAAATGTGGTTGCAATCACTGGTGTTTCCGCTACCGGCAATGTGGGATCGGTTACGGCGACAGGTGCGGCGACAGTTGTACCTACGGGGGTTGTCGGAACGACCGTATTGGCGAACCTCCTCGTATGGGGAACCATTGTCCCCGACCAAGACCCAGACTACACTGAGGAAACACCGTCACAGAGTCCGTCATGGTTAGGAACCACACCCTCCCAGAGCGCATCATGGTCCGAAGAGACACCAGCGCAGTCTCCGGACTGGTCCGAATCAACACCCTCGCAGTCTCCGGACTGGGAGGATATAGCAGCATGAGGATAAATCATGGCTAGTGCATACACGAACGATCTTCGTTTGGAAGAAATCGCTACCGGGGAGCAAAGCGGCACCTGGGGCGACACCACCAATACGAACCTGGAATTAATCGCGGAATCCATATCGGCGGCCACTGAAACCATTACGGATGACAACACGACGATCACCATGACGGATGGTGCGTCGGATGCGATTCGGAGTCTTTACGTCAAAATCAGTTCCAGTGAGGACTTGACGCAAGACCGGACGGTCACGATTGCCCCTTCGACCATTTCCAAGGTTTGGATGTTGGAAAATGCCACCACGGGCGGCTACAAGGTCGTTATTTCCCAAGGCACCGGGGCCAACGTCACCATCCCCAATGGCACGATTAAGGTCGTCTATACAGACGGCGCGGGTTCTGGCGCAGTCGTCACAGACGCCCTAGACCTGACCAGCGGTACCGGCAACATCGGTCTCGGCAGCGGCTCCCTGGGCACGGCCCTCACCACCGGCACGGATAACGTGGCTATCGGTGAGAACGCGCTGGATGCAGTGACTTCGGGCGCTGATAACACGGCGGTTGGGGATAATGCGCTAGGGGCTGCTACAACGGGCGGCTTTAACACCGCGATAGGTAGTGATGCTCTTCTCGTAAACAGCACGGGTACATACAACACTGCCGTTGGACATGGGGCATTAGATGCCAACACTACGGCAAGTAATAACACCGCTTTTGGTGCAACGGCTCTGTCGGCGAATACTACGGGTACAGAAAATACTGCTTTAGGGCAGTCTGCTTTGCTGGCTCTTACGACTGGTAATTACAATGTTGCGGTTGGTCTTCAAGCACTAAAAACTATTACAACAGCGTCCAATAATACGGCAGTGGGGTATAAAGCACTGGACTCAAATACTGCATCAGACAATACGGCAGTGGGTTTTGATGCATTAGGGGCCAACACCACGGGCGCTGACAATACAGCAGTTGGTTATCAGGCACTTGAGGATGCTACAACCGCCAATCACAACACCGCCATTGGTAATGAAGCATTAAAGAATGTAACAACAGGTGGTGAAAATACTGCTGTAGGTTCAGTTAGTTTAGCTACTAACACGACAGGCGGATATAACGTCGCTCTTGGCAAGAGTGCTTTAGCAGCAAATACCACAGCTTCTAACAACACGGCTGTTGGATACACAGCTCTTACAGCCAACACCACAGGTACAAACAATGTTGCTGTAGGGGCTAATGCTTTAGATGCCAACACCACCACTAGCTCCAATACGGCAATTGGTTATCAGACTCTTACTGCTAATACAGCGGCTGGTAACACTGCCGTTGGCTCTACCACTATGGCGGCAAACACCACGGGCGCATCCAATGTTGCCGTTGGAGCCGATGCTTTAGAGGTTAATACGACAGGTGGCTATAACGTAGCTATTGGCAATCAAGCTCTTGATGCCAACACTACCGCAAGTAACAACGTTGCTGTTGGTTATGATGCGATGAGTGCCAACACCACCGGCACCGATAACGTTGCAGTAGGTTCCAATGCCCTAGACGCTAACACTACAGGTGAAGATAACACCGCTCTTGGTGACAATGCGTTAGGAGCGAATACCACAGCAAGTAATAACACGGCGGTCGGTAGTGCTGCTCTTCTTGTTAATACTACGGGTACTGCCAATGTTGCTGTAGGTAAAGGGTCTTTAACAGCCGGTACTACTGGAAGTAACAATGTCGCTATTGGGGATGCTGCTTTATACGCCAATACAACGGCTGATAACAATGTGGCTGTGGGCAAATCTGCAATGGTTGCCAACACCACAGGACATTCTAATGTCGCTGTAGGTGCTTTAGCTTTAGATGCAAATACGACTTCAACCTTAAATACAGCTATTGGGCATAATTCTCTTAGTGGTAATACGACAGGCGCACAAAATACTGGTATAGGCGCTAATACCCTTGTTGCTACTACAACTCAGAATTACAACACAGCCGTTGGCTATGGCGCTTTGAATGCCAATACTGCCGCGAATAACGTTGCTGTTGGTTATAACGCTTTAGTACTCAACAGCACAGGCACACAGAATGCTGCACTGGGTGCTTATGCTTTAGACGCTAATACAACGGCATCAGGTAATACGGGGCTTGGTTATTTTGGTCTTAGTGCAAACACCACCGGGGCTGATAATACGGCTGTTGGAAATCAAGCTTTGGCAGCAAACACCACAGGCGCAGAGAATGTTTCTGTAGGTTCTTACTCCTTAGATG